GTACTGGGTTTGTATTACTAATGTTTGCATAATTAAACTCTCCTACCTTTTTAATTTATACAACTATTATACTAAAATACTGGGTCAAGGTCAACCTTTTTTACCGGTTTTTCTGGATTAATTTGTCCTTTATTACACCATTTATATCGGTGTATTGTGTATTAAAATACTTTTTGGCAGGATATGTAGGTGGCATCCAGTCAATGATTATAGTTCTTTTATATATGAATTTAAGCCAAACTTTTTTGCCATTTGTTAATGTGCGAGGCTTCCATGCAAATACTTTGTACCAGTTTGAATATCTTGGTTGGGTTGGGTTATGGGCACTCTGATCTAGTGGCACTAGTCCTCTCTTAGTGTAACATCACCTATCTTAAGACCCATAGTGTTTTGTAAGAACACACCTCTATTTTTGCCTTCCGGCATAAATCTATAACTTAATGCATCGGCAAGTAGTATTTTTCTATTACCATAAAATTGTTTTAAGGGCCAATTTGACATCATATCTCCATAAGCATCTGAACTAGGCTTTGGCATTTCGCCTACATTACGACTTGGTGAATCATCTTCAACCAACCAGTCTCTGTTATAACCAAATGTTTCAAAGTCCCAATCATAAAAATTATATACCAAGTCTAATATTTCTTGCGTATTTTCACATTGCTCATATATTAGTCGCCAATCCATTTCACTTTGATTTAGTTTTCTTGCCCACGGAGTTTCATTCTGCATTGCAACATGTTTCACATAACCATAGTCCTCGTGAAATCTTTTTCTAGTATAATCAAAAATTTCTTCTAGACGCTCGTAGCAACCAATGTAATCAACTCGTAATTTTGCATCTTCATCTACTAAGTAAAGAATTTGCGGTGTCTTGTGCATACCCCATAAAGAGGTTACAGTTACAGGATCAAGGTATGTGAGTACATTTGAGGCATCTTTAGGACGACCTTCAAATCTCCACCTGCACCAATATTCAAAAGTCATGTCAGCCGCCGCTAAAGGACCTGCTCTACCCCAACGCCATAAACTAACTTCTCTAGCATACGGGTTTCGAATAATACTTAATTTAGTATTTGCATCAGGATTATCTAAAAAATAACATGCTGTTTGTACAGGACTATGTGTATCAAATATTTCTATATCAGTATTGGTGCCATAGTTTTCTAAAAAAACTTTATATGATTTACCTCCAGTTCTGGGTATATGAATGAATAATAAATCTTGTTCAGGTAAGTAAAACATCAGTCTTCAAATTTATCTAATAATTTATTTGTTTCATCAGTAACATATTTTTCTACTTTTTTAATATTTAGAAAAATCTCTACAGATTCAGTTTCGTTATTCCATAATTTAGACAGGGGTGTGTCCACATTAGGATTTAGTGGAATTGCTCCTTCTATACTGGAACCTAGTTTCTCACCTGTATTACCATTCTTATCAGTTACAACTACTTTGTCAACAAAGTTACTAGGTATTTCTGTCGTAAAAATATCTTTCAACAATTTGTCGAAGTTGCTAAGTTGGGAATTGTGAGTAAGGATTATTTTCCTTTTACTCATATCTCCCAACTATATCGCTGATTTCTTTGGTCTGCCTGGTTTTGGCTTTGGCCTTAATTCAGGTGCTCTTGCGTATGCTTCTTCTCTTTTACTATTAGCATCTGCAATCATTTGCTGTTGAACTCTTTCAACATCCTGCTCAATCATATTAGCCTGTTCCAATAAACCCTTTGCAATACCTAATTGTTCTTCTGCTTCTCTTTCTGATAATTGTCTAGGTCTTTCAACTTGATTAATAGCATCAATCTCAGATGTATCAGCAAGATTAGGTTTATCTGCTTCTTTACCTGCTTCGATTGTTGCAATTGAATCATTAAGAGCAGTTAATGGTACTTCGTCTTTTGGAGTAGGTAACATTATAACTTCGCTTACAGGTGCTTTGGTAATCATACCATCTGCGTGTAAGGCCTGTAACATTACTCTACCATCGCTAAAGTTTCTGCCGTTTAGGACCTGTGCTAAATCGCTATTTGTCTGTGCTTCATCGCTATCTACAACTGAAATTAATTCATCATGTTGAGTAGCACTAAGTTCGCCTGACATAATTAATAGAGCATTTTCTGGTTCACCCGGAACTTCTCTAAATAGCACTAGACACTTTCTTTCGTTCCATTTAGCAACGTGTTTTGTTATACTTGGCATATTATTCTCCTTCTGCAGGAGCCTCTGGCTCTGCTGGTGCATCAGCCTCTACTTCTGCTTCTGCTTGTTGATTTTGTGCAACTATATTAAGAAAATTATTTAATCTATCAAAAACAGCACCTACTTGTGATGCTTCTGCACCTCTAAATGCTCCTCTGCTTACTGCTAAATCAACGATTTGTAATAATGCATTGAGTTCCTCAAGGCTTAATGAGGCCTGTTGTTGCTCAGGTGCATCTCCTTCTACTGATTGTTCAACTTCTTCGTTTACAATCTCTGTGTTTTCTGTATCTGCCATTTTTTCCTCCAATGGTAATTTACAAGTATTATTTATTAACTGATGTTTTTATGTGAACGATAAAAAGGTCTCAATTGCTAGTTGATTGTAGTTATTAAAGGTCATTTTGGCACCACTAAGTGTACCACCTTTACCACTACCTGTATCTAGGAATATTACCCTTTCTTCTTTCTTAGTATAATATACTAACGGCATTTTTAAATTGTCTTCGAAGTCAGGCTCACTTTTTAATGGTGATCTGTCGTGTCCAACAAATACTATTTTACCCTTAGGTATTGCTTCGGCCCAATCATATACTCTGTGAGCATATGGCTGACCTTGCCACATAACTGTTTTAGTATTATCAACCTGTCCGTATAAGAATACACTTTCCATAGACTTCTTGGTGATCTTTTTGGTTTCCCAAAACTCAGGGTGTACACCGCCATGTGTAAAGAAAAAGTTCTTATAAGTAACAAAGAAAGGTTGTTGTGGAGCAATTTCAAGTACAAGATCTTTAAATAAGTCAATACCAAAATCCACTCTAGCAAGTGTATCTCTTTGTGCCTTACCTAATTTAACATCATTGCCTTTTGCCCAACGAAACATTTTATTATCGTGGTTGCCTTGTATAATAGTACCGTGTCCAGCATCAAGTATTTCTTTTGCTAACAACATGGTTTCTAAAGGCTTAGGACCGTAATCCAATATATCACCTAGTTGCAGGTAATATAAATTGTGTTTACGAGCATATGAATATGAAGTAGCAAAGTCAGAGAAAACTGAATGGACATCGCCCACTACTAGTAAACCTTTGTAACCTTCTAAATTAAGTTCCATAACTCCTACTCAACTACTTAATACACTATTATTATACTAAAAATAAGGGGTAAAGTCAACTGCTATTTCCAGTAACTTTCTAATTTTCCGTCTCTAACTAGGTCTTGGCTCACACAATGTGGACCACCTGCTAGTGTTCTCATATGACGCATTTGGACAGGCACAGGTGTTACGCCATGTTTTTCCATGGCTTTCATTAAGTGTATTTCATCATCAGGTACTAATACATGCTGTGGATCTATGCTGAGTACGTTCATGCCAATCCAACTACTTGCTGGAGCATAATCTTCTAAACATGGTTGTCCAACACACATATCATCGTCATACCAAATAATATCCCAACCTTTGTATATAGCAGGCACCCTGTCTGCATCTACCCTACTGGCATTCAGTATTACCAATCCAGGTCTTAGTGGCATAATTGTACTGTCGACATGTGCCCAACTGTATAAGTCATGCATCATGTGTACCTTAAAGTCGGGGCCTAGTGCGTTCTGTAACCACTTAGCACCCATTTCATTACCAGTATTGGATATCAAGTATAGTATATCGTAACCCATGCGTATGAGGTTAGCAGGGTCTAGTATAGGTTCGTTGTTATTTACACTTGGGTCTCTGCCTGGCTGTATTTTAAATAAACTGTCATCTAAACGTGGCTTAGGCATTTGTAACCAATTAGCACCACCCATCATCTTCTCTTGGAATAGGTCTCTGAATAGAAAGGTTTCGTGATACCTTGCTCTCAAACTCATAGCACCTTCTATGATTTTGTCACCTATCACAGTAACACTATCACGTGGACAGTATGCTTCGTATTGGTCTGTGTCCCATAAGCCGTTGCTAACGTTCGCTGTAAAGTCTACAGCATTTAGGTTAGGCCTATGTACCTTTACACCGAAATCGTTGCTTAGAACGTTACACAATGCGTCTAAATCCTCTTCTGCTTCGGTATATACATGCTCTGGGTATCTACCCTTAGGCATTTGTGCATACTGTTCAGCACTTAGATTGGCATAGTTGGTTGCGTGGTGCGAGAGGTCACCATGAGGAATATTGGCGTCTACGGCCGTTCCTATTATTACTTCTTTGAGGGGATCCCATTCATTACAGGACCATAGAATGTTATTCTGCGTCATGTGTAGTATTTACTACTACTGACTCAATTGTGCCTATATTATCTGGTTTTTTGCTGGGTGCTCTGGCTAACTCTATAAATGTAAGCATGTCACCGGTGTTCTCAAAGTAAATTCTCCATATATTGTCGCTACCAAGTGTAGACATATAGAGTAAACCTTGTCCATACTCATCGAAGTGCGATACTAAATCAAATATAGTATCGTCTTCTGTTGTATTAGAATAAATGCAAATTTTGTTTTTCATTAGGTTCTCATAGGTTGGAGTACCTTTCAAACCTTCTAGTTCACCTACACCTAATTTTTTACTTACGTGAATCTTCATGCTTTATATTTTACCGATACACCGTATGGTGCTTCTGGAGTTCTGCCACCGTAGCCAGAACCATGAATTATAAACAATGTATCACAGTATGTTTCATCGCCCCAACTACCCCATGGGTAACCATCTGTGAATACAATTAACTTCTGTGGTACAATGTCTTCCTCTTTGAGTCTATCAAACATACAATCAAACTCAGTACCGCCACCGCCTTCAATTTCAATATCATAAATGTCATCTACGTTAGTAGAATCAAACTCATGAATAGTGTATGTAGATGTGTCAAAGAAACAAAGTCTAAGTTTGAAGTTAGTGTATTGCTCCATGCAACCTTTTACTTCGCTTAGAAGGTCTCTAAGCATTTCATCTGACATAGAACCGGAACTATCAATAAAGCAGAACACATCTAAGTCTGTGTCGTAGTCCATACCAGGAAGGTAAACGTGTTCAGCAATACCTTTTCTAGCAGGTCTCATAAATGTAAAGTCATTCTTTACAACACTTTGAATATTGGTAGCAAGTAACTCTCTCCAATCTAACTCAGGATTAGTAAGATCCTTAATCATCTTTCTAACGCCATTAGGAAGATCTTTGTTACCAGCACCTTTGGCCGCATTCATTACGGCTTCTTTTACTTCGTCATTGATCTGTTGTCTTTCTTCTTTAGAATACTTTGGTGGCCCGTCTTGTTGATCACCACCTTCACCTTTACCTTCAGCACCTTGACCGTCACCATCTTCATTACTGAAGTCTAAATGCATGTCAAGTGTTTCTTCAGTAATCTTTTCTGCGTTCTCGTACAAGTCGTCGTATATCTCATCTGAAATCCAGTTTTGATATTTGTAGTCAAAACAGATATTAACTTTGGTAATTCTCTTACCAATATTATTTTCAACTAAGTCCATGTTCACAACATAGTCATTTGCTATGTTCCAAAGACGAGGATCTCTATTACCACGTCTATCCATGTGATCATAAACATTATGGAGAACCTCATGACCCATTAAAAAGATAAGTTCGTCATCATCTAATGACTGGATAAATTCTGTATTATAAAAAAAGTATCTGCCATCTGTTGCGGCAGTCGGGCACCAATCGGATGCTTCTTGTAATTGTAACCTAGTTGCTAAGTTACCAAAGAAACCATTCTTAAGAAGTAATTGCACTCTAGCAGTTATTAATCTGTCCTTTACTGCTTGATCTGTATTTTGTGCTAAATTGTTCATTGTGTGTTCTCCTACAAACTATACTTATATTATACTAAAAATTACCAGAGAGGTCAACCTATTATTTGGATAAAAGGATGGGGGGACCGTAAAGATCCCCCCTTTAGTCTGTGCCGCTATGTAGGTTGTAGGAGTAACAGGCGACACAGGAACTAACTAGTCGATGTTCATATACTTACCGTATCTTTCAACCCACTCATCGATACGTTCAACATCTGCAAAGTCTACATCAATATCATACTCGCTCAATGCAATTTTACAACCAAGTACACACATTTCTGGTTCAAAGTTATCCATTAAGAAGTTAATGAAGTTATTAAACGACGATGTGAGTTCTTTGTCATCACCACTATCTTGGATATTCTTAAGTTCGTAACTCATACCAACTGTAAGAGCATACTTTGAAGATATCTCAAGTTTCTTCAACTCCTTGACCTTACCTGAAAGGATTTCAGAAGGCTTAGGAAGTTTAGAAGCATTCTTCTTGTGATTCATAAACTTAATTGCCATGCCTTCGCCAACCAAACCTGTAACAATATCCATTTCCTCTTCATGAGTCATGTCACTGTCTTCCAGCATTTGGCTAACGAATGCCCAAGACCTTGGAGTAGCAAAACTCCTACTTGAACTCTTTGGATCAAAGTCAAAAAGGTCTTGTTTAGCAAAAGCCAAGTAACCAACAACATCTGGGTTGATATCATTATCAACTGCCCAAGACTGCCAATCGTCATGATTAACTTCAACTTCTAAGTGAAGGAATCTGTTTGCTAAAGGACTTGGCATCCTGTAAGTAACACCTTTATCAGTGTCTCTGTTACCAGCCGCCGCAATTACCACGTTATCTGGTAATTGATATTGTCCAACTCTACGGTTAAGAATCAACTGGTAAGCAGTTGCCTGCACACTTGGAGGTGCAGAGTTAAGTTCGTCTAAGAACAAGAAGACAGTTTCATACTGGCTAGCAAGTTCTTCTGATGGTAGTTCGGCAGGTGCCGCCCACATCATTTTGTTAGTGTCCTCATCTCTGTAAGGATACCCTTTGATATCTGTTGGGTCTAGCAAAGCCATTCTCAAATCAATTAAAAGGTTATTACCTTCTTCAGCGATCTGAGCCAGTACGTCGGACTTACCAACTCCTGGAGGACCCCAAATAAATACAGGACGTTTTTTATTAAAAGCACGTTTGATGTGGCTCTTTGCCCTGCTTAGTTTTACTGTTCGAATGTTATCTGACATATAATTACTCCTACGAAATTATTTAATATACAACTATTATACTAAAAAACCTGACCAAGGTCAACCTTTTCTTTGTTATTTTTCAAATTAAATGTTAATTCAACCAAATAGCCTAGTTCTTGCAACTGTTCTAACCTAAGGAATACATCGCTATCAGAATAGATCTTAGGGTCAGATATCCAATTATGTTTACCTGCCCTAGCACTGAACTTATCTAAATAGCGAAGTTTATAATCCAAAGACTCAACGTATTCCATTATGCTGTTTGTTGAACACCTGAAAGAACATCACTAGTGATGTCCTTGAAACCCCATTTATCAACAATGTTATATGAATCTTCTACTGAATCATACACAATGTCGCCTACTGAAAGAGAGTGCATGTCACGATATGTAACAACCTCACCATCTTTCCTAGTGAACGTCTTCATTTTGAAACCACTTACGAATGTGTCGAACCACTGATCTAAACCAGTGTCGTCATCATAGTAGTAACCATTCAAAATTTTGAATACTTCTTCTAAGTTGCTGTCTTCAAATTGAGCAACTTCGCAAACTTGGGTATAATGATTAAACATTTCTCCCTTGAAACCTTCGGCACCATGCATCACTTCCATGTGTGCATTGTACTCAGGATATTTTTCAGCGGCACCTGTGTGTCCTCTGTCATTAGAATTAACGAAGTCTGTTACTTCGTCACTTAACTTGATTTGAAATACTTTATACATAAAAACTCCTACCTTTTTACAAATTATGCATATATTATACTAAATTTTGTGGGTATGGTCAACCTATTTCCGTAAAAATTGTATGATTTTCGCACAAATGATAAATACTTCTGTAACACGATTGTAACATAGAGTTTGATAGTCTGTAACAGAGCCCATTAGGGATGAAGTTACTGCAAACCTACTAGCAGTTTTGTTAGAATATCACAGGAGAATAACATGGCGAAGTCCTTAGGAATAGTAGCCAGTGCAACTCATCGTTTCGCATTGGTCACTTGGAAAAAATTAGATACACTGATGAAATCAGGTCGTATGGAAAACGTGCAAAATATTATTGCATCGTAGACACAACCACTAAAAAAGGGTCCTAGGACCCTTTTTTTATACAGAACCAAATACTTACTTTTCGTTTACGAATGCGTAAAGTTCTTGTGCTGTGCTTATTACCTCATCAGTAGAGATAGCAATAACAGGTGCTTTTTCACCTTTTCTATCTTCTTCTGGAATGCTGTAAAATGAATGTGTGGCTTGATCTCTGTTATTTTCTAACAGTCCCATTGCCATACCTAAGATATCGGTTCGTAGTTCGAACCCACTTTTTCCTTGTGACATAATTTTCTCCTTGTGTGTCAGTGTGTATGTACGTTAATGTACATTAATATTTACTCGGAAGGTTCGTCTTTGGTAGGATTTTTTGGTTTGCGAAGACCTTGTAACCATTTTTCCAAGTTCTGACCTTTCAGTTTAAGTATAATTGAATCCTTTTCACTGAATAGCACTAACTTCTTATTGTCTACAAAGTAAGGCCATTGCATAGTTTGATCTAGTTTAACTACTGCTTTGTTTGACAGTTTAAAGTTGTCTAGTTTAAAATTGTAGCATGTAAAACTCTTTTCCATAAGTGTTAAACCATACTTAGTAAGCCTAACTCCAATAACCTTATTACCTCTAATCCTATGATTTTTAAAAAACAAAGGCATTATGTCAAGTACAGAATACTGACTGATATCTAATTCTTGCTTGATTTTATCTACTATTTTATATTGTAAACTATTTTGAATTGCCATTTTTGACTTCATCTTCACTAACAATAGGTCCGCTTTCTAATTTAACTACACAAAATTCTTCTGTGTTAAATTGTTTGTTTAGACGCTCTGCTAAGTTAAATGCATGTCCAGGATTAGAAAAACTAGTTTTCTTATACTTCGGTCCAGGATAATCTAAGTAAGAATGCATGGTTCTTAGATTAATTGGCGAACCTTGAAAGAACACACTAAAAACGTTTCCAGCCGCTAGTACCTGCTCTGTTTTATAATTTGTAGTATCGTGATGCTCTAAAATCACTGTTGGTTTTGGTCTACTCATGTATGTCTCCTGTACTTTTATTTATCTAAAAAGCAGTTAAAACATACTTTAACTAATTAGTTTTGACCTAAGAAGATGCTGAAATCCCCCTATTCTTTCTCCATCTACGAATATTTGTGGTACAGTATTAACGTCATCTCCGCAACTTTCGTAGAATTGTGTGCGTTTATCGTCATCATCTAATACTGTTTCTGTGTATTCATATCCATTAAGTTCTAGCACTTGTTTAGCCATAGTGCTATATGGACATGTGGTTTTTGTGTAAATTTTAACTATCATTTTGCTTTAACATATACCAAGTAAACTTTGCATGGTCCTCTTTTGTTTTAAAACTCACGAATGCTCTATCGTCTTTGTGTGGATCAGTTATGTAAGGTTGTGTTCTTTTGAACCACCAACCAAATCCATTTGGTATATTATCTTCGCACCATTTTAAGTAATGATGATTTATACCATAACTGGGCATTTTGTAGTTGTATTTATATTTGGCGTTGTATGTGCCTTTGTTAAAACTCACGAAACCATGTTGCCTTGTTAAAAAACTAGAACCTGCCGCCATCGGCATCTAACGTCAATGATTTCTTTGGTTTAATTTCCTCTACTTTAGATACATCATTTAATGCTTCTAGCAAATCATTAATATCTAATGTTACTTGAGTACTTCCAATAGACTTATAGTATTTGAGATTTTCAATCAGAGTTTTTAATTTCATTTCTCTTGATCTTATTAAGTTCTTTGAGTCTGAATCTTAATTCATCTTTGGTATTAAAAGGACCTTCGTACCCATATTGGAATAGTGTACTTGCTTTAGGACAGTAACCATGTTTCCAGCCTTTTTCAAAGTTAATAGCATACCAACCTGCCGCATACAATACATCGCTATTTGCAGTTTTACTGAATAACGGTACATCTTTTGTGTATTCAGGATGGTCAGATGAAATTAGTTCAGGTGATGGAAATGGTATTTCAAATCCTGCAATAAACATCTTATCTGGCTGTATTGCACTTTCAACGGTTTTCTGTTGGAATACTTTAGCACCAAAATATTTTTCTACTGCTCGGTCGCTTTTAAATTTTTCCTTAATATCACTTGCCAAGTATTCATAATCACCTTGGACATTTTGATACAGGACTCCGACATTACCGCGATGCTGATCTATAACCAACCAACTTGCGTCATCAACCTTTTTAATTGTTGCTTTCTTACTCATTTATTTCTCCTTTTATCAACTCTCGTTGTCTTGTTATTTGTCCTGTTCTTTTATTTGTTGTTGATGTACATTGAAATACTGTTTTACCTTTATCAGGTGATTCAAATGTAACCAACGTTTCTTCTGGACCATACTTTATGGCATCCCATATTTTTCTTATTGTTTCTGACATGCGTTAAGTATTTCTCCAAATTCTGTTGCGGCATCTGTAAGTTTAGGCATATTCCATTTGTTACAGAACTTCATAAAATGTATTCCTACGTTTTGTACTTTATCCTTATTAGATGATTCTTCAAATACTTCTCTGATAGCAGTTTTAATTTCATCTGGTTGTTGTGTAAGATCAATGAGTATTTTATTACGTTCAAAGTCATCTATAACTCTATGTTCTTCCTCATTGTGATCTACCCAACGTTGTAGCATGAAGTTATTGTAATCAAAGCCACCGCGTTCCATATCAGCAAATGCTTCTTGCATACCTGTTTTATTCTTACTGCCTTTCTTTCTAGCACCAGGAAAAGCAGAGAAGATATTATCTGATGTATCGCCTCTAACACACTTTTCAAACAGTAACCATTTAGGATCTGGTACTGCTTTAGGCTCTTGTGTTTTTTTATCAATAGCACGTTTCATAGTCTTTGCTTCGTATATACCATCTATCCTTACTATTTGATCTGTTACACCATTATATTGACTAATGTTATTGCTTATAAGTTGATAAAAGTCACTATCTGTGCTTACAATAATATGTTCATCTTGTGGGTGTTCTTGTGTCCACATAGCAATCAAATCATCTGCTTCTGCTTGTGGTTGATGTAGCACACTACAATTCGTCTTAGTTTTTAAGAACTCAACGAATTCGTCGTATGCTTCAAAGAATATTTCATCTTCTTCTTGTTGACTAGGAGACCTTTGATCCATTGTGACCTTTCTATTCTTCTTGTAAGGCTCATAGAAGTCTTTACGCCAACTTCTACCTTCTAAGCAGAATATTACATGATCGCCATCAAACTCTCTCCACACCTTCTTTACACTATTAAACATAATGTGCATTGCCATACCAACTTTCATATCAATGTCGCTAGTACGAGCAGTCACATGCTTTGCTCTAAAGAACATATTAAGTGTGTCAACTAGAATGTATTTCATTATTCCTTTGCTTCTTTGTCTTCATCTGTCACTGTTATAACATCACTTGGAGCAGGATTCATATCTTGCATACCAAAGTCCATGTCAGCCATTTCTTGTTGTAATATGGTTCTACATAAGTCATTGAACCAACCATTTACAATATCATCATCACTTTTGCCACTATAACCGTTTGTTTGTAACATTGTAACAAATTGCTCGTTAAAGTCAAGTTCAACAAAGCCTTTCTTAGGATTTATTGGATCAACATCCATTTGCAATACGTTTACATACGGCTTATCTTCGATAGTGGCAAGTTCTTTTTCTAATTCGCCGCCTGTTAAATCTCTTTTAGCAATAGCAATACGTCTATCCTTTTCGTTCTTGAACCACAGTTTAGGGTCCATCATATCTTTAAACTTCATCTTTGCCATCTTCTTTCTCCTTTAATTGTTGATAGTATGTTAGGCTACAACTAGCACCACAAAATATTTTAGTTTTATCAGCAGTATGATATTTTATATCTAAATACTTAATAACTTTACCACAAATAAAACACGGATACATTATGCAGGCACCATTTCATATATTTTTTTTATTCTGCACGGCATTGTTGCGTGTCTACCAAATGTAATTGGTGTAATAATGTCGCCAACTGTGATAAATGTAAACGAACCAAGTGTATTTTTAAAAAGTAATTGGTTTGCAAAATCTATATCCCAGCATCTACCATAAAACTCTATAATAATTTTTTTACCTTTATTCATTCTTAGTATAAGTTGATCCTTATTGTTGTCCCATTTCCAGCCTCTAATCTGATTTGTATTAATAGATCTAACTTTAATATCATCTTTAGTAACTGGAACACCATGTTCAGTGTAACCAACTATGCCTATAGGTTCACCAGTTGTACTGTATAATACTTCGGTCTTTGATTTAGTATCACCCAATGCTACCACAGATATAAACATTACAAACATACTCAAACTAATTAATACTGCCCACGGACTTTTAATATTCAATTTAATTCTACTCATAAACTTCTCCTATTTGCCAATAGCATTACCATAAATGTGTACGTGAACTCTACTAGTGTAATTGTATCCACGTTGTATGGCTTCATCGGCTATGCTGGCCTCTGTTTGCACAAGGCCTTCAAAGGTGCCGCCAACTCCCATAATCCATACAGGGAAGTTACAGCCGGCATCTCTAAATGCTTTAGTGTGTTCTTCTACTTCTCTCCAACTTTCATCTGTGCCATTTACCACATACTTCAATTGACCATGTGGACTTACTTCAGCATATCTGCCTATTACTTCTGGCTTGATTGCTTTCTTGTTCTTCTCACCAGCAGTACTCCACAGTTTAGGACTTAAACTCCAGTACCATTCAGAACCATTGGCCCAGGCTGGATATTCACGTTGTATGTATTCAGCAAACTCGTCTGTGATAGGCTTTGTGCCATTTGTTTCTACAGTAACATTCATAGGTTGATTGTTTCTGCGTTTAAATTCTTCTATAACTTGCATCATACCAGGCTGTGTGTTTTTAAGCATTGGCTCGCCGCCTGTAAACACCATGTGTACTGGTTGTTGTGTAACTGGGTGTACAAACTTACCATGCGGTAGAAGTGCTGTAAGTTCGTCTACGGCCTCTTCTACAGTTTTATCAGTAATTAAATGTTTATACTTCTTACTCCAAGTATAACTGCTATCACAACCTTTTTCAAACACAGGCAAATCAAATACATTGTCTATATTTGTAATATCTATTGTTTCATATGGTAGTTCATATGTGCTAGGGTCTGTTGGGTCTTTTTGTCCAAAGCCATTGCATTGTAAGTTACATAGGAAAAATCTCATCCACAGACTAGGTATGCCTACATACTTGCCTTCGCCTTGTGCAGAATAAAATGTTTCGCTATACTTTAATGTCATTTATGTACCGCAGGAATATTGTTGTTGTAATTTAATGTTATCCATAAATTCTTTCTTTGTACCAGGATCATCAAAGAAAGCACCTTCTAATACAGTTGTTTGTGTTAAACTACTATGTGCTAACACACCTCTGTTCTCTACGCAACCATGTGTTGCTTGTATGTAAACACCTAAGTTTTGACTGCCAGTTGCTTTCATAATTTCTCTAGCAATATCATTAGCAAGTTCTTCTTGTAATGTACCTCGTCTTGCACACCATTGTGCAATTCTTGTATATTTGCTTAAACCAATAAGTGTCTCTCCAGCAATAATACCAATGTATGCTACACCTTTTACTGGCTGGTGATGATGTGAACACATACTTTGTATTTCACTTCTCACAACCAACATACCTTTGTAACCTTCTTCTATGTCATTAGGAAATGCTGTGGCATTAGGCATATTGTTATATCTACCCCACATAAGTTCATTGATATACATTTTAGCAAGACGTCTAGCAGTACCTTGACTGTTAGGGTCGTTAAATCTATCAATAATAAGTGTGTCTAGCACACCTTCAAAATGAGGAATAAGTTCTTCAATAAGTGCTAGGTCATCGCCTTCATCCATAAATTTAGCAACATTATCACTTGCCCAATACTTTGCTCCGGCTTCTTTAATTCTTTGTGTAATTTTATCACTTACCTTCATTTTGCTTTTCCTTGATTTGTATTTTTAATTCTTCTATTTCTCTTTTTAATTCTAATTTTTCTAGTTTTAGAGGATTAACTATTTCGTTTGAAGTGTAATCGTCCTCTAATATAATAATTTTTTCATCTAATGCTCTATGCCTTTCTTCAAGAACCTTAAGATGATTGCTGAGACTTTTTGATGTACTCATTGTCTTCCCTCAAAATACCGTTTTCCCAATTCTCTACAACGTCTTGTGCATAGTGTATTGACTTATCTCTAACGTCGATTTTGCCAAAGGCTTCACCATCTTTCATAAGATGTACTATATAACCAGCACCATCTATGTTTACTATCTCTGCTGTTTTATTCATGTTATCGTGTTCTCCTGTATAGCCACCGCACATTATCTCCACCACTCTTCATATGGAAACACTATCCAACGTTCTTGATCGGGTAGTACATTGTTAGCAGTAAATTCAACTTTGTCAAAACTGCTAGACTCTTTATCAAACAATGTAGCATATCTAATATCTTGGTGTGCGTAAACCATTTTATTAGATATACTGTCTACATAGTCTGTAATAACTCTATCAATACCTTGTAGTGTTGTGCCAGTATCATTAATATCATCAACAACTAAAATTGTCTTATCCTTATATTTAGATAAAATGTGTATTAGTGTTTCAGAATCTTCGATTGCACCGTCTCTTGTTTGCCAGCGGAATGCTTCAAACGGTACTTCGTAGTAATGACTCATCATTACTCCAAAAGGGTATGCGCCTCTTCCAGGACCAATTATAACCTCAGGCTTGTAACTTTCATGTGCCATTTCTCGCACTATGATTCTACAATCTCTGTTTAAGTCGTTCCAACTATAATATAGTTTATCCATGTTCTTATTATACCATTTTTCGTGGCCAATGTCAACCTATCTTTCAAAATCATTTTCTAATAAATCAAATTCGACTTTATCAAAATCATCTAGATTGATTTTTTTAACTTCTTCCATAATATCTCTATTAGTCATCTGTAAAAATATTTTTAACTCTTTGAAAAACCCACTATCTAAAACAGGATTAAGTATTTCACTGTCATTAGATACATTGTAATTTTCAGTGTTAAGTTTTTGACTTAATTTTAATACTACACCAAAAGTCATTTTTAAACCTTCAGTAAGCATATCTTCAAAATCAGTAACTTTCTTGTATTTAAAAATATATCTATTAAGCATTCTTAAATAAAATTCTGCTGATATTTCATCAAGTTTAACTGATATTTTGTTGTCTTCAAAAATAACTTCTTTAAACACAGATAAATGTCCTTGATCAAAATCAACATTATTACAGAAAAAATGTATAACTTCCCCAATTTCTTTATCAGTAATAGGAAATTTATTTTTAACTAATTCTAAATTATCGCCTTTACCTATTGCACCAACGATAGACATTACAGGTGTGCCTGTCCTATTGATAACATTTACTGATTTTCTTTTTCCTATCATTTATTTTTTATAGCCTTGTTTTTATTGTCTACCCAAAACTTAGAATGTGCAAACATATCATCTAATGTATATGTTGGTTCCCAATCTAATAATGTTTTGGCTTTAGAAATATCTCCACATAAGTACGATGGATCTCCTGCTCTTCTAGGACCTACTTCGTATTTTAGACTCTTACCTACCACATTCTGTGCTGATATGATTAAGTCATGTATACTAAATCCTGTTCCTGAGCCTAAGTTTACAATACCACTTTCACCGTCATTATCTAAATGCTCTACTGCTTTAAGTTTAGCATTTGCAATGTCTTGTATATGACAGTAATCTCTAATGCAAGTACCGTCCTTAGTATCATAATCATCGCCACAAATATTAAATACCTCGTCATTTGTAATCTTATCAATAATGATAGGCATTACATGAGTTGCTGGATCTTGTGTATAACCATTTTTACCTTCTGGGTCTGCACCAGCGGCATTAAAATATCTTGTACTAATATAATTTAACCCATATGCTTTGTTGTAATCTTCTAACATAAGTTCTGTCATATGCTTACTCATTGCGTACGGACTCATTGGCATTGGTGTTAAAGTTTCTGCAAATGGTTCTTTGCTATCTCTTTCACCATACACACTACTAGAACCGCTAAAGATAAAGTTTTTAATTCCTGCTTTAACACACATATCTAATAGTGCTTGAGTACCTGACACGTTATTTTTATAATACTTGCCAGGGTCAATAATACTATCAGGAACAACATGGCTGGCCGCTAAATGTATAACCGCTTTTGGTTTAAACATTTCAAGAATGCCTGCTGTAGTTGTAGCCTGAAATTCATGTGGAAATAAAGTAGCACCTTCTGGTAGTGTCCACTTTCTGCTCGTGTTAGTATCTATGACAATTACGTCATAACCTTCGTTTGCAAAAGTTTTACTTACCTGTGCACCAATAAAACCAAGTCCGCCTGTAATAACAACTGTTGGTTTATCACTCATCTTTATTTTCCTCCTTTGGATCTAAGAGTCCGCCCCAATCCTCTATCTCGTCAACTGGTTCTGTAAGTGAGCCAGCCGGCCTAGATTTTGTAGGTTGGACTACTATCTCCTTGTCTCCTCTCTTTTCAGTGAAAGGAATACGTTTAATGTTAGGCATTATTTTTTGCGTCTTGAATCTCACCTCTTCTAACTTTCGCTAGTTTAGTAATTTCCATTAATGCCTTCCTTGCTCTTGTTGCCGATGCTTTTACGCCTTGGCCTTCTTTAAATTTTTCATTTTCGCTTACATACTCTTCGAAAAGTGCTTTAATTTTTAAATGTGTCTCTGTCATAATTTTCTCCTATATGTTTTTAAATTGTACAGATTTAATTAAATCGTAATCGGCTTTATATGCCTGCCTAATTACTGATTCATTAACGTTATTAACAATATTAATTGATTGCATCAAACGTTTTGTTGCGTCAATACTGAAACCATATTCAGTATTGATTTGATTATAAATATTTTTATTATAATAAAAATAATCTATGATAGGTTCAGCACTATATTTTTTTATAATGTCAAACATATCAATTAAAAAACCTTTTTGTGGTTTAAAATGTGCATCATTAGATTTTAAATAAAATCCTTCATCACCAAAATCAAAAGAAACATAGTTTGTTTGAGGTTCTACTTCTCTCCAACCTAAGTACATATTAACAGTACTAATAAATCTTTCTATTGGATCTCTCAATATCACTATAAACCTTCCTGGACATTTTTCTTCTTCCCATAGTGTAATTCTTTTCCAGTCGCTATTTGTTTTTTCATAATCTCTAATTACACTTGTAGCACACTTAGGTACTAATAAAAAGGCAATGTCCTCTTTTTCATTATATACACAATCACCTGGCATAGCATTTGTGTATTTGTTATCAATTGATGTCTCCACTATTTTAAACTTTCGAATACATCATCTATTGCATCTATATCCTCAAAATCTGGTCCATCCATATCTTCTAATGGATACTCCATTTCGCAACCGTTTTCATTATCTTCGGCTACGGATATTTTAAGCCAACGACCTGGATATTTTGCCATTATTTGTTCTGCTAAGTCATCTGCGATCATCTCGCATGACTTATAATCAAGTTGGAGAATAGCATCTCTATACTGATTCTCCAACCATCTTTTAAATTGTATGAATTCAATATCTCTGTCATCATGAAACACTTCTATCCACACTTTAAAGTGGAATGTGTGTCTATGAGGATAACCTAGAAAACTAACGTCATACTCGTCGCCAGTTGCTAGATTAGGATCTTCTAATGCCGCAGGATACTTGTGTATACCTTCTTTACTAAATGTTACCCAAATACTTCTCATACAATTCTCCTTATACTATGTTTGTTGCTTGTGGTCCTTTCGCACCTTCAGTAACATCATATGTAACTGCTTGATCTTCTTGTAAAGACTTATATCCATCACCTGCTATTGCTGTATGATGTGCGAACACATCTTTACTGCCATCGTCTGGTGCTATAAATCCAAATCCTTTACTTGAATCAAACCATTTTACTTTTCCTGTCGCCATTCTATTTTCCTCTTTTTGAAGTATTACCTTCGTTATTAAATTCTAAAGGTACTTCCTTCAAAACTACATGTCCATATGGACAATGTTCTTTCATTATTTTTCCTTATTCTTAACGGTCAATTCTAATCCATTATAAACTAACCATTCAGTATCTTCATAAGTCCAACCTGCTTCTTCTAATGCCCAATGACCATCTTCTTCCATAATGTTTTCTGCTTCTTCTACAAGTTCAGCATCAGCAGGACCTACGAATTCCCAATCGTTTGTGTGTCCTTGTCCAGACTCTACAAATTCCCAATCAAAATACATATTCATATCTACAGAATCATCATCTAATGGTGGAAGTATCATTTTCATCTGTTCTTCAGTACCAACAAAAAACCACTCGCCACCGGTATAGCCTTCAGTGTAAGAAAATACAGTTCCGTCTTTAATGTAGATAACTCTTTCCACTAAACTTTTTTTGTTTTTAGGTTTTAAAATATATGTTTTTTCAATCATTGTCTTTCTTCTTATTACGTTCTTCATCTGCCCAACCACTTTCTATATGTAATCCTGCAGGAAGACTTCCTTTTAATTCTTTTAGTTCTTTAAGTATCTTATCAACACCTTCATCTATTGCTTTTTTAATCTGTGTATTAGTAGGATGACCCATTACCACTTAACTCCTATTGTAACACCTAAAATATTATTGTCAATTGGATCTTCTGTATAAGTGTTTGTTATGCCTAAGACTAATCCATTGTCAAAGTTGTAATTTAATGATGTTTCATTCCTCACATAGTCTTCTGCTTCATCACCAAACTCGACCAAATACTTGTTGGTAAAGTTTACCTTGTCAGACAGTTTATAGAAAAACCATAAACTGTTTCTGTAAATTATTTCATCTACTAAGTCACTAGTTAAGTAACCTATTGAAAACTCATTACTTGCTTTGAATTTTTCAGTTCTCAATAACTTGTAACCATAACCGATTGCCATACTGATTCTTTGTTCGTCTGTTCTGAACTTGTCAACATCATATGTAGATGTATTAACTATATAATGTTTTGGAGCAAAAGTATAAATTAACTTGGTATTTACATATAACTCGTTGGTAGTTTCAACATCACTTTGTGTTTGATACATATAATCTACTTCAACTCCTCTTTGCCATTTGCCTGTTTCTACAGAATTATCAATTGCCAATTTAAAAGTAGCATCGTCACTATTAATAAATGTGCCGCCAAGTTTAACACCACCAGTTGCATACGCATTTAATGATACTAAAGTTAGTACCGCAACTGCAAATAAAAACAAAACTGCTTTTTTAATTCTGCTCATCGTTCTCCTTTATTGGGTTATCATAGTAATCATGTGTACCTGCTCTATACCTTGCTTTCCTTTCAGAAACAAGTATACTACTCATATAGGCAAAGTATGCCGCCGCAATAACAAATACAATTCCTATAAAAAAGTTTACAACTGTCATAAATGCTTCAAACATATTTTGCCTTTGCTACCTTTCTTCTGTAATGCTGTCTATCTCTTTGTTGCTCTAGACCTAAACCAGATATTACTTTAAGTGTTCTTTCTATTGTACCATTTTGATAATCGCTTATCTTACCTAAACTATATTCGCTTAGGTTATCTGTATTAATATCATCAAACATATTAGACAGTTTACTAATACAGTCTTCCATGCTCCAAGGAACGTACAAGTGTCTGCCATTGTTAGCAAATACTTCTGGGAAACTTCTATAAGCAGGATATAGTGTGAGTGTACCTAATGTATCTGCTTCGCTTACTGTATTGCTTACCCAGTCTTGCAAGGCACAATTAAATAATACTTGACTGTCTGCTAGTAAGTTATAGTAATCGTTTTTCTTTAAGCCTGTGTAGATCTTAAAGTTAGCAGTATTGCCTGCTTGTAATTCTAATGCTCTATCAACATACTCTTGATCTGAACTTTTTAGTTCTGGGTGTCCACAAAATATAGCAAACTCAACTTCAGGATCTATTTTGTAATAGGCTTCTGCTAAGTCCATATAAAAGTGTGGTTGCTTCTCATCATCCCAACGTGCCGCAAAACCAACTCTCTTTGTTCTTTCTTTCAATGGCTTAGGATTAGGAACCCGCTCTTGTACTTCGCTTTTACCAAACGGCAAACCTGTTACATATATAGGCTTTTTAAATCCTGCTGTTCTTAAGTGTGCAACAAATTCTTCACTTGCTACACATATACCTGTAACAAACTCATCTACCATTTGTTCATATCTACGCATCCAATCAAACATGCCTTCTCTAATAAGGAAGTCATCTGGGTCTGTTGTTTGTGCTAAGAATCTTAAGAATACTTTAGGTCTGTATTCAGGTGGAGATTGATCCATTATGTAAGGCAAACATTCTAAGCCTGGTGTAAACATATCTTCATAAAAGATAACATCATCGCTAGTAATTTCACCGTTCTTCATTTTCTGTACTAAGTTCATTGTTTGACTTAGACTGTAATAACTTCTACCATGTGCGTCTAACACACTACCTGTAACGATTGCTTTGCTGTTATCTAATTCTTCGCCTTCGATAATTTCATAATCAATGCCATGCTCTTTGAAAACACGCTCGTTCCATTCTTGTAATTGTAATGTATACCTTGCTTCATAAGACTCTAGTCCCATGTAGAACAGTTTACGCATGTTTATATCATAAACTCCATCACTCATATAGATTCTCCATAATGTTAATTATATCATATTTTGTGGCCAATGTCAACCTCAATCTATCACCTCGTCTTTGGTATATTTGGCCCAGTCCGTAAATACTTTTCTGTCTTGTAGTTCATGTAAACTATGACACCAAACACCTGGATTAGTTGCTTTAAAGTCTTTGTCATCTAGTTTGAGTGTCGCATTGTAATTGAATTGATTAATGTAAGGCAACTTAACACTTATCATTGGTATAAATGTACTATACTCAGTCCAACCACATTCTAATACTTGTTCTGCTAAAGTTACATCAAAGTCTAGTGTAATCCAAATATCATCTTTTAGTAGACTTGTAACTAGTTCGTCCCAACCCCGCCAATCTTTTTCAGTTGGTGGATTAAAACTTTGGTTAGCACCTAGATAAATGTGCGGACAACCGCTATTAAGTGCCCTAGCAAGTATTTCCTCTTTTGGTTGATACCCAACTACAAACAAAGTCTTTTGACCATAAGCAGGCGTATGCTCTACTTCAGTGCCTATAAAAAACTTTGTATCCTCGTGACCTTCTCTATCCATTTACTACTTCTCTTTTATTAAATTTATTAACTAAATTTTTTTGTTTAAAGTTCCTATCTTTAACTTCTCTAGAAAAACCTAAGTATACGGTAATTCTAAATGCATCAGTACTAGCAAGTGACTGTATAGAATGCCACATTGTAGCAGGAAATACAACTAACCTATTGAAACTATTCTCAACAAGTATACTGTCTTCTTTAGATGTGCCTAAAAAGAACCCACCCATTGTATCTTTGAACTGCGGGTTAGCAAACCAAAGAACTACCATACCATTATTTCTATCTGTATGGCCAACAAATTTATCATTTGCTGTTATTAAGTTTATATGTGCTCTGCATAAATCAACGTATCTTAGATCAGTGCCATAGAGTTTGTTATATTCTTCTACTAATGGCATAATAGTTTCAGACATATTAAATATATCTTCTACATCTGACAATTCCAAACAATGACAAAGTAAAGCCTCACCGTTTTCTACTTCTTCTACTGCATATCTAAAGTCTGCTTTATGCTGATAATAGTCTAACCACTTATCTAATATATCTTCATTGAAAAAATTATCAATAATCGCTACTGGTTTATTGTTAATTTTATCATTAAAGTAATTAGTAACTGACATATCCCCAACCAATTAATTTATCTTGATAGTCTACACCTTCTTCAAGGTCTACAAGTCTAACAGGCATTGTTTTACCGTCTTTAGTTTCTACTATTTCCATTGTTGCACCATTCTCCAACACATGAAATTTTACGTCATGTCCTTCAAATGTGTATGTACCACTGTATGCTTTATTACTCACCGTCATAGTCGGCCCTCATTATGTCTTCTTGCATATCCGCTTCACTGTCACCTGACTCATATTCGTCAGTTTCAAATAAAGCACCAAATGTAGATTGCTCTGCACTACCATCTGAGAAACTAATCTCCTTTAAAAACTCTTTGTTATCTTCTAACATCTGTCTTGCATTTGTGTTATTAGGATCTAATACTTCTTCTGCAAAACTTTCAAACATTAAAATAGTACCTGGAACATAAGGCGAAGTTTCATTACTTACACTACTGCCTTTAACTTTCTTCCAGTTCTTCCAATGTGTAGGTGTTCTGTGTTTCTCCATATCAGCAAGTCTATTTGCTTCTTGCGTTGCTGTAATGTGATTGTAAACACTATGACCCATATAAAGTGCATAACTTAGTGTGTCCCAACTAGTTGTAGTCTCTTTACCATTCCTATTAACATCACCATGTCCTAAAACACAGATGTCACCAACAGTTAGTCTACTCATTATAGGGGAATGTGCAAAAGGCATAGGCATCTTTGATCCTTTGAGATCTTTGTTATCGAATGCTCTATCCATAAAGTATCCGAATCGCTTGGCTCTAAACTCATTATGTGTGTAGGTTTGGCCATATGCTGTATTAACAAAAGGTGATGCCGCATCAAATGAAAGTGTAACATTAGGATTGTCATATTTTCTCAACTGTCTTTGGATACTAGTAAGGTGACATGCCCAATTAAGGCGTCCAGTACCCAAGAAGTGTATCCAATCCTTACCTTCAAGTAAACCATCTTCTCTAAGATCCAATAGTCTACTTAACACACTATACATGTGTTTCATATTGATACCAGCGAATGCGTAACCCTCTAAGGTTCTATTCTCATCACCGTATGCTTCTTGCACAAAACTTTTATTGGAAAAATGCTTTACTGCATCATACCATATTTTGCTATTCTCTTCGTTACTACCACTTAACACATTTAAGAACTTGGTAGCACCTGGTGTTCTGTTCCTCATAAAATAGTCTAAATTAAGTAGACTAATGTCTAGTGTGTCTTGAAATTCTGTAAGTCCTGTCCTTTCGCTTAGTTTACCAACTGCCGCAAAAGCAGGAACATCTAATGTCATACTCCAGTCTGCTGTATGCTCTAACCATGTAAGTATCTTATTACAAAATGCTGTTCTTACAGGATCATTAGGATCTTTAGCATTGCTCCAGTCCATTTTAATAACACCTGTGGCAAGTTGGAAACCACCTGAGTCTCCTAGTATCATAGTTTTACTACGATCTCTACCTTGTATCATTGGCTCACGTTCATCGCTTTTAACAGGATCTAAGTGAGCATGTCCACCTGAGTAAAGACCCCATGGGTAATGATAATAACTGTTCTCAGGATCAAGGAAGTTCATACCTTGTGTGCCTTTTTCAAAGCCTTCAGGGCATCTCCATTCACTTGGATTAGCATCCATTTTCTGTAATTGCGTTACATAGAACCCACTAATGGCGGGCAGGTAAACTGCCCAATCCTGGTGCTTCTTTCCTAAATCTTCTGTCATGTTTAACTCTTAGCAGGTAATATGTATTTGTATTCGCCTAAGCCACTGTCAATCACAATTTGCATTGCACCTGCGTTAGCAAAACTAACAGTACAATTTGCACTATCGCTTAGTCTTAGAATACTTAATGCTTTGTCTATTTCCCATTTCCAGTTGCCAGACAGTTCGCCTTCAACATTATTATTAATAGGAAGTTTACCTTTATCACCGGCACCTTCACCAATGCTAAAATATAAAGCACCATCTTCTGTACTTGGAGAAAACACTGGTTCAAAGCCACCTAACACACCATTGAAGTAACCTAAGTCTTTTAAGTTCTTCTGTGACGGTGTAATAGTAACGTCCCATGGTATCTCTTTCATTGTAACAGATTTTAGTTGCTGATTAATAACATCTGCTAACATAAATCTATAACTACCTGTGTGTCCTTCTGCACTTGTGAAACTAATCTGTACAGGAATATCGTCTCCATTCCTGCTTTGTGTTTCTACATTTACAGTAGAACCTTCATCTACAAATCCTGGAAACTTTAAGTATCCATCTAGTACACTCATTCTACTAAGACCTACTGTTTGGTCTACAAAGTCTGCTACAGGATTGTGTAGTTTACCTTGCAGGATAACAGTTTTGTCTGCATCCATGGCCTCTATAGTTGTACTTTCAGCAGTACCACTAATTTTAACCTGTTCAATAAAGCCTAAGGCGTGGGTGTGCCTTAGAATGTCTTTAAATATATCTTTTATCATATGTTGTCACCTCTTACATTAAAGTTATTATTTAGGCCTTTACACCTAAAAAGTTTATAAATCCTGGCCGTTTGATACCTAACGACCAAGTTAATCATTAAAATTAAATAAACTATGGAATGTATTGCTGGTATCTGTTGCTGACAAATCCCATTTAAGTACATTCAATAAGTTTTCTACTTTCTTATCAACTACTGCTTCTTCCATTGAATCCTCATCAAAAGGCAGTTGTTTAAACCAATCTGGTATATGCATTTCGTCTGTAGGATATGCAATACTAGTATATCCCATAGCATTGCTTTTTAACCTACACACAATAACTTTCATACCGTCTGTTATTTGCATACTGTATTGATCACTATTTGCTTTTAGCATGTTATTCCAATTAATACTTGCTCTTACATGTCCAGGAATCATTACTTTCTTTTCGTCTTTGAGTTTTTCTAACTTGTATAGACTGGCACTCTTATTCATACTGAATGCTTTATTGTATGTTTCTGTGTAATATGTTAAGTTGTTTACCCTTTTGGGCATACCTTTCTTCCAAGGTTCCATTGCTTTAAACTCTTTCTTAAACTCCCTAACACTTGCAAGTACCTTTGTTTCGCCGTCGCCGTTTAGTGTTTGTCCTAATATATCACTTAGGAAATCTTGTACAAACTCAGGTGTGTCTGACCTCTTGAGATCTAACCCCATAACTTTTAGTTTGCCACCTTCTGGTTGCCAACCTTCTAAGTCTAGTACATTGATAGCATATCTTTTCTTAGTAATAAAGATACCTGCTCTACCAACAACTTCTCTACCTGCTTTAAGTATGTTACCTTGACTGATTGATATATTAAAGGCCTTATTTGCAAAACCTGGAAAAGAGGCACTTACTGTATCTGAAATATTATCATACAATGCAATAGCACTATCCATATCTAATTCAATGTTTTGTTTTTTGCTTATTTCATGAGCACTAAAATACACAGAGTCAGTATCACCATAAACAATAGTGTCGCCAGTGTGATCATATTCACCAGTCAGCATTTTGTTTGTTTCTGCTCCCATGTGTCTAGTAATTGCTCTGCCAGTTAATGTTGTACTTTGTCCTATCCTATGGTCAAAGAACCTACTGCCTGGATTACAAATAGCACCATATGTACTGTTAAGTAAAATCTTTCTAACTAACTGTCTCTTATCCCAGAATGCAATCTCTTCTGGATCTGTTGCGGCTTTCTTTTTTGCTTGTAGTTCTTGTCTTTCTGAGTACCATTTCTCTAATAGGCCTGGGATAATACCTTGCACATCTGTTCTATATATAGTACCATTTGCACTAATGCACCAAGGTTCTTCACTGTTAAACAGCATGTTATACACATCAGCACCTTTTACACTAACTTCTCTTTTGTCTTCTAAGTCTAATATTAGTGGCTTGTCTACATCTTTTGCCATAACCATTTCGTATTCATTAGTGCCAAATTTACCTGCCCAAGCATCTGCAAATGATTTTTTCTCTAATTGCATTTTTTGTTTGATTTCTGCGTTAGTGTATTCTTGCCTAAGTTGTCCTACAATAGTTTCAGGAGCCATATTCAATGCTCTAATCACACTTGGATACAGACTGTTTATGTCCATTGATCCTACCCATTCATGCATACCTTTCTTAGGAAATGCCACATAGGCACCTGCTACTGTATGCCCCCAAGGGTTATCTGAATCTTTAGTTCTATTTCTATCAGGAACAACCATGCCACGTCTGTGTGCTTCATTGACTATTGCTTGGTCAATAGTCTGTACCGCACCCATTGTTACTGGAAGTAATACTGTATTTTGATGTGCAATCTCACTGGCAAGACTTATAAACTGCAACTTGTCATCTAGTTTCTTAAGTAGCATTGTGTCTTGTATGTTATACTCTAAGAACAGTTCAAAGTCGTGATTGTATAGTCTGTCTAAACTACCATCATACACAACTTTCTTTTCACCTACTTCCATTTCGCCAATGTAGTCTAGTCTATAACTATGGCGTTCTTCATAGTTATACTTTCTGTACAGTTGCATATAGTCTAAGTGTACACGACCTACTAAGTCATATGTTTGTGTTTCTCTACCATGATTAACATATTCTCTTTTAACAATATTCTTATCAAGTAAACACAGACGCCTTGTTTCGCTTTTACCTAGTACTTTGATAATTCTGTTTACGGTATAAGGAATATCATAACCTTCACTGTTCCAGCCACTTAGTATGTCTGCATCATCTATAAGACTAAGGAAAGCATCTAGCATTGCTTTTTCATTACCAAATAAGATAGTGTCGCCTACATTATCTGCAATCTTTTGTGCTTGTTCCCAATTAAGTGTTTTAGGTGGAACTGCTAAACATACTATTTTATCCATCCAGTCTAAGTAAACACTGATACTAGTGATAGGCATAAATGCATCTTCAGGAGAACTATAACCTCTTTCAGGGTCAAAGTCTACCTCAATATCAAAAAAGCATTTGTGTAAGTCTGGTGCATCCATGCCCAAGTAATGATCTGCTAACACTCTGTTTACAGGCTTTAGGTCGCTTTCGTATGTTTGTTTGTTTTGATATAGTGCTACATTGCGTTTAAAGTCTTTCCAGTTGTTTGCTGTAATCTTGCTAACTGGGTCACCGAATACACTATGCTGTTTGCCTTTAGGATCATCTACATAAAAGTAGTACCGCATAGGGTGATCAATGATCTTGCGTTCGCCCTCTTTAGTACGTTCAACGACTCTTACTATGCCTTTGTTCTGTTCAAAAACTGCGTCAACGTAACTCATTTAATTTGTCCGAATATTTTAACATAAATTTATATTTGCTTGCCTCTGTTATAAACTTTGCATATACTTTTGCAACTGGTTTATAACTGCTTTCAAAGTCTACTTCTTTAGAAAAGGTTGCTTCTTCACCAAATGCAAAGAAAGGAATCATTGTGTCATGCAACCTATCTTCAAAGATGTGCTCATAGTCAGCATCATCTGTCCATTGCATGTCAAATAAATATACCTTTTCTATAGTCAGACTCATATTAGTAGTATAACAGATAGATCTATATTGTCAACCTGTTTTTAGTTTATTGGTCCTGTTTTATAAGTGATCTTTACCAACTGCGGCTAGAATAGTTTCTAGTGCATCAAACTTATCTGTTTCATCGGTAAATGATGCCTTATGAGCAACTTTAACTGCTTTCATAAGGATTGCAGGTTTAATGTCCATTTCTTCTGCTATTGCTTTAACAGTTTCTCTTAAACCTACTTGGAGTGATTCTACTTCATAAAGGACTTGGTCTCCTTCCTGAACTAGTTTTTTAAGTCTTGCGACTTCTTCTTGATTGAATGTTTTATTGAACGCCATATTAATCCTGTGTGTATGTAATTAATTATCTAAGTATTATACTAAAAAAGTAGATTGTGGTCAAGTACTAATATTCAGTACTGGCCTCAAAGTCCCAATCGACCACATCTAATTCTTCTGCAAGTATTTCTGCAATTTGTGTACCTTCTTCAGCACTAATATCATCTTCAGTTAATACTTCGTATACTTGTACATCATCTGATTCATAGTGGACTACTTCTGCTTTTACTTTGTTGCCACTGCCATCAAATGATGAAAATACTTTGGTTGGAACAACACTTTGTACTATGTCAAAGAAGTCTACAATATCATCACGTGATATTTCATCCTCTACGACTATTCTTACAAAATGTTTTCTTACCTTATCTACCATAGTAATTACTTACCTTTACTAAATGCTTGAGCACCAAAGAAGGCGGCAACAATACCTGCTACTGCTACAAAGTATGTAGCGGCCATGTCACCTAGTATTTCACTTGCTTGATTTAAGCCAGCCAATACTGCTATTACTACTGCAAAAGGATATAACAACATACCACTTAGTGCAAACCAAGCCATGCTACGTTGAGCATCTCTCATTGCATCTAAGTCTTCAAGTTCTTTTCTTTTGAACTCTAGGTACATTTGCTCTTCTGCTTTTGAAACCTTTCCATCTCCATTTGTATCAGCCGGATGGTGTATTGCTGTATTACTTTCGTCTGCCATTTATGTTCTCCTACTAACTTATGACTGCTCTGTCTGTTACTCTTCTCCAGTTAGTGCCATCACTAAATGCCATTACTGGACCCCCTGTGTCATTGGTTACATAAATCATATGCCCAATGTATGCAGATGCATCAGGTACTGATAGTACTGCATATCGTGGAAACTCAACTGGTCCTCCACTTGTTTCAACTACACCGTAATCACTATTTACTAATGCTACAACGGTATCAGTTAATAAACCGTAGTCGATTGTGTTTGTTGTTGAACTAGTAATCAATCCGTAATCGCTTACTGTTTCAAATATAGGCGATGATACAATACTTGCATCAACTTCACCGAATGTTAAATTGCCAGTAAGTTTCGCATCTATGGCACTATTTGCTCTTGCATCTGTAAAGTAAAGGTTTGTAGAACCTTCTTTGATATCATCTGAATCTTGTGTTGCTAATACAGAAGTAACTCTAGCATCTGCTCTTGCATTTGTAAAGTATAAATTTGTTGAACCTTCACTTAAATCATCTGAATTGTTATCATCTAAATCAACTTTGTTGGTACTTTCTGCTTTTGAACTTCTGTTTTGTGTTTTGGACTGGAATCTTCCGTCAGAACCTTTTTTGAGGACAACTGCATCGTCACCGTCACCCAAATGTATTTCGTCTACAACAAGTTTTCTTTTAATACTGCTGTTTGCAGAATCAGTAAAATCAACTTCGTCATTACTGTTAATACTGATTGCTGTTGTGCCTAAATTGATAGTACTACCACTTAGATATAAATCTTTAAATCTGTTTGAACTGGTTCCTAAATCGTAAACTTCGTTTGCTGTGGGAACAATATTACCTGTTATGCTTACATCTTTTACACTGAATGTGGTTCCTTGTTTTCTTGTGACCAATACCATATCATTAGCAGTATATCCTGCATCAACACTGGATTGCTCACTGTTTACAACTGTGTTCACAGTTACATTGTCTTTTTGTGAACTGGCTCTTGGAATAACTTCCATATCAATTGTAACAGACCCATAAATTGTGCCTAATGTTTTGAATGCAAAAATAAATCCTGCTGTGGTTGTTTCTTTGGTCCACAGTTGAGGATCTAGATATCTACCACCATTGTATTCTTCATCATAGGTTATAGTCCAGTCAAGGTCTGGTAATGTGTTACTTCTCAATGCGGCATTAAAATAAACTGTGTGAGTTTCACCAGCATTTTGAGCCGTCATACGACCAACCACTTGATAGTTTTGGCTGGCGCCACTTGGTATAATTGTTACTACTTTTTGATATTCACCGTTACTAAAGTAACTACCATTTGAAGCACCAGTGTATCTCTGGTTAAACTTCATTATGTTTGAATTTTGGAACTCAACAGTATTGTATGTTGCTGTTCCTGTGATGCTTAAATCTGTAAATTCACTTGAGAATGTTATGCCACCACTTCCATCAGTTTGTAAAAACTGTCCAGCAGTCCCATCTGATGTTGGCATAGTGTAAGAGCCGTTTACAATTAGTGTGTTTGCTCTAACAACGTTAGGTGCTCCATTGGGTGCTATACTTCCTGTTACATTACCACTTAGGTTACCAACAAAAGCACCAGCACTAAATGTTTGACCATTAACAGTCCATTCGCCTTCATCTTCGTCCCAACGAAGGTACACATTACTTTCGTTACCTCTGTTTACTAATATTCCTGCGTTTGCAGTTGCGGGTTGGTTGGAAGGAAGGTCGCTGTTTAAAACTATTTCATTGTCAGCAATATTGAGAGTTTCTGTATTGATTATAGATTGAGTACCGTTTACAATTAAATTACCTGTTATGGTAACATCATTTGCAAACGTATTATCTGTATCGACTCTGGCAAAACTTGTACTATTGATACCATCTAGTGTATCAGCATCGCCTACAGTTAGTTTGCTCCATGCTACAGAACCGTCACTTACCGTTGCAATTTTTATTAGTGTATTGCTTGAATCGAACCAAAGATCACCTGTCGAGATATTATCAACGTCACTGGGTGCGTCAGATGTCCCGTACAGTCTAGAACCGCGTTTGCCTATTCTAAAACTGCTTTGCGAGGTACCTTTGGCATTCATTATGATTGCCATTCGTTACTACTCTCCAATATGTACTTGTCTAGCATTCTGCTAGTCTACATGTAAACATGTAGTCAAATCCTATTAGGACTTAACTATATTTATCTTTTTTATAAATATATGTATGAGTACAGAATACACTAAATGGACGGTAGATAGAATACTAGATACATCACCAATCGAAACTGACAAACTACATGTAATGGATGTAGAAAACTTTATGCATCCTGATTTGTACGCACAGGTACAAAACTGCATACCATGGAATCAATGGCAAAATGAAGAATTACCAGGCAGACATGGGTATCATATAGGACCAGATGAGTCACAAGAAGCATTACAAATAGCCACTGAATATGTGTACAGAAACCAAGAGGTTTTAGATGCAATAGGTAATGTAATGAATATGTCAAGTAAAGTAAATATCAATCAACCGTTTATGTGGATGGACACAAACAAAAATTCTGTACATGATGTTCACGTAGACCACCCTTCATACTACTATACAGTTCAGCATTCATTAGCAGATACTGATGAATTTGCACACACAGGTACTATGTTTTGGGAAGTTGATTGTGCTTATGATCAAGCGATTGACGAAGGATTAGATCCTACTTTTGGCGAAGATAGTAAATTAGTACGAATGGGTCACCAAATGCCTTATGTTCCTAATAGGGCATACATATTACCAAGAAGCAGTAAAGGTTGGCATAGTTGTCCGGACCTTACTTTAGAGCCAGACACTATGCAAAGGGTTATGGTTTATTTAATTGCTACTCTTCAGAAAACTTAACTCTATTCAAGTAAGTTTCACACCCACGTGACATTTTACCAATAGTGTGATCTTTAACGAATGCTGTGAGTGAAACTATATCACCAACATCAGCATTAGATTTATGTGAAAAGAATTTTACAATGTTGTAATCACCTTCTTTGGCAACATACAAATAACTGTTACTTCTCCATATAAATTTCTTATGAAGGATTTCAAGATTAAATGTTTCACGTTCATTTAGTGTACCAACATATTGACTATGTTGTGCAAGTTCTTTTTCCATTTTATTAAATGCACGTTGCTTTTGACCATTTTCATAAACACTAGGTAAACTTGCAATAATACCAATATCTTTGTATTGCACAAATTCCTTATTGATAAGACCTAAGATTGATTTTTCAAAGTCACTGATATCACGTTTGATTGCTTTAAGACTAAGTCCTTTGAAATACTTAACCATGTGATCAACATTTTCACTATCGCTTTCGATAACTGAGATATCATTATAATATGTATCTAGTGTTTTATTAATACTAGATGTTTTGAATTTTTCAATACCTAAGTGGTTATTGATAATGAAAAGGTTAGGTAGTTGCTTTTGATAACCATTATCATCTTCTTCGATGTTGGCATCCTTTTTGATATAACCACCATTTACTCTGTTTACGGCTACTGACAAAGAAAGAAGATCAGTTAAACTATACTGATCTTCAAACCACTTGCCTGATTTTGCTTTAGCAACATTCATATTACACATTCCTCAAAACATATCTACCTTCAACAACATCATCTCTAATACTGCCGTCTTTGTTTCTAGCAGGTGATTTACTTGCATGAATAACATTTGAGTAATCTGCAGGGTTAATGCCTGTTCTAGTATAAACACTATCACATACTCTTTTTACCATCACATTTCTGTGAGCAGTATTGATACCAGTTGGGTATTCGCTACCTTCTGGGTGATCAATGTTTTCTTCGTGATTGTACCACATGCTTTCTAATCCAGTAAGTTGGATATTGTAACTAGGCAATGCCTTGTCAATCAAAGTAAGCGAACTAATCCAGTAACCTAGTGGTGCTGTAATTTTATCTTTGCTTTGATTTGTTGTATTTAAGTTTTGCATAAAGACCTCCTACCGTCTGTTTTTGCTAAATTATGTATATATTATAGCAAATTCTAGGGTCGAGGTCAACCGGTTTTTACAATTAAATTGTAAATTTCTTCCCAAGTTTTACATACACTTGCATCACCTTTGTAATGCATATTGTGTCCATGTTCAACTAAGATACCTTTTAGACCAGCATCTATGCCCCAGTCAACATTCTGTGGTTTGTCTTCTATCCAGTATGCTCCTGGGTATTTTTTACCAAACTCTAGTAATATTTCATCCTTGTCTGCACCTGTATCTAAACAGATAACTTCTTTAAAACAGTCGTCGCCAAACAGTTTATTCAAGTTCTTAGTTCTAAGTTCTTGTGCATAAGGGTCTAAACTCAAACTTGTAATTGCTACAAATTGATATTGATGTTGCTCGTGTAACTTCTTAACAAAGTATTGAGCATCACGAAGTGGAGGAAGGAATCCTATTGCCGCACTTTCATTAAAGTTTTTGATTACTTGATCACCAGTAGAGTCGTTTCTTAGATCAAACTTTTCTCTAATGCTGTAATGTAACCTGTGATTTTCTACTGGAAAGTGTCCTCTGTGTTCCATCCAATTATGGAATGCAAACTCCCAGTCCAATACTACGCCATCGCAATCTGTCAATATAATTTTATTTTTCATACATGTATTATACATTCTTTTATCCTCTGTGTCAAGTCAAAAGAAAAGCGACCGAAGTCGCTTTTCTAAGTTGTTTTTGATTAGCCTAAACTATTCAAATGATATTATACATATTTGTATTCAACAACACCTGTTACAACACCACCAGTTGGTGTAGCACTTGTTGATCCGTCACTTTGAACGAACTCAACCTGTACTGCCGCATTTTTAGTTAGCGAACTTGCAAAAGGTAAGTCAACAACATAAGTTCCAACTGCAATGTCGTTAGTTGTAGCCGCCGCTAGTACATTACCTGCACCTGCGTTGTCTTTAACTAACATACCGTCTACTGAGCCACCTGCTAATAATGTAGTAACATTTAGAATAACTCTACTTGCGTAATAAGTTCTTCCTGCAACGTTAGGTACTGTACCAATATTAAAAGTAGCATCACTGCTGTTTGCTGTGAAACTTGCTCTTAATGTAAGGCCATCGCCACCGTTATTTTCTACATAGTCAACAACTGCCGCTGAAGTTGGAATAGTAGTATCGTTATCGTTACTGCCAATTCCATCTGCTTCGTCAACAAACTTAGTGATTGCAATGCTTTCACCACTGTCAGTTAATGTACCAAATGATACAATTCCTGATGCTGTGACATTTACTAATCCAGTAGCACTACCAGAACTAATAGAAGCAGTTCCATCTGTTAATGTACCTGCTGATACCTGACCACTAAATGTAGCCGCTGTCATATCTGATAATGTTTGATCCATTGCAAAAGTAACGTCATCTGCTGAGTTACTTGAAGTAATGTTTCTGCCACCTAATAATTTTAACTTATCACTTGCTAATGCAACTACGTTATCCGCCGCGTCATCTGACTGGATAGTCAATGATGTTGCGATTGATACTTCTGACGCCGCTGTTATACGACCTTGTGCATCAACTGTAAAAGTTGCTACATTAGAAGCATCACCATAGTCACCTGCTGTAACGGCTGTATTGTCTAGGTTTAATGTTACACTACTTGCGCCGGAGGCTGATGTTATACCAGTTCCACCTGCGATAGTTAATGTACCACTATCTAAGTCTAGAGTTCTTCCTGTGCCGTCGTCACCTGTAAATGCTAAGTCATCGTCTCTGTCTAAGCCATCGACGTATGCTTTCATATTGGTGTTTGCAGTATTAACATACGTGAGCATGTTACTGTTTGCTGTTGTAATAGTACTGTTTAAAGTAGAAACTTCGCCATCAACAAAAGCCTTCACACTTTGTTGTGTTGGTACAGCAGTAGCACTATCTGAAGCCATATTGTCTTCATCTAGGAATGCTGTAATTGACGCACCACTGGCACCAGTAAAACTAGAACCTGTGATTCCAGCCGCCTGCATGTCAGCCGCAGTAAAAGTTAAAGCACCTGTTGAAGAACCTGTGAAAGATCCTGTTCCAAATACTACTTTATCTGCTGATTCGTCCCAACCAACAAATACGTTGTCGCTGTCGCCTCTTTCGAAAACGAGACCAACATCGTTTGAAGGTGTACCAGTTGTGCCTGTACCTAATTCTAGTAAGGCATCACTGATTGTTGTATTAGTTGAACTAACAGTTGTGGTTGAACCATTAACCGTTAAGTCACCTGTAATGACGGCGCTACCGTTAACAGTAACACTACTTGATGTTATATCGTCTGAATTTAATGATCCTTGGACGTCAACGTTGGCGGCTCTAATAGCCTTTAGTGTTGAACCATCTGACCCTGTGAATTCGTATCTATCGCTACCACTTACCCACTTAAATCGTCCACCACCTTTGCCAAGTTGTACATCGTTGGATATACCTTTTAGACCAAAATTCTTTACATCTGCCATTTTGATTTTCTCCTTGGAGTGTTTGAGGGTATTCAACTCCCTCTTTCAATTTTTACATTGTTCCGGAATAATGTGTACTGATGTATTGTGTAATAGTATTTATCTTTCTGCCAGAATAAGTGGCAAAAATCGTATTAGAATAGATTAAATATATGTGACTTTTACGGTGGCATTACCGGCTGTTGCGCCGTAATGATTAATTCTGAAGTTTACTTCTAATTCATCTGTATTAGAAGAAGGCCATACATACTCTGGATTTGTTATGTATCCACCTGCTGAGCCAGGATCATTGTCGTCTTGACCATGTAAGAAATCTGTATCTACTGTGGTACCAACTTCCATTGTGGCCTCTTGTGAACCACCTGTGAATGCTGTGTGTACTTCTACACTAACACTTTGTATTTTACCACCTGGTGATACGTTACCTAAGTCATAATTTTGACTGTTACCAAACCCACTTATAGGTGCTGTTACGTTGTATGTGAGCGTCTGTGCGTCGGTATTAGCACTATCTTGGTCACTTACCTTAGTCCAACTACTACCATCCCATAAATACAATGCCCATTCACCAACACCGTTATCTATAACGTATGCTTGGTCACCTGTTGTAGGTGACAGTGAGTTTCTAGAACTTATATCTGAAACAACTGTAACACTAGCACTTCTAATACCTTGCTCTACATTCATTGCTAACGGGAACATACCGTTGTGTACACTGAATATACCTGCATTGTTTTCAAAATTACCTGTGCTGTCAAAGATGTCAATTGGTCCACCGTCGGTTCTTGTGAGTTTTAGTTTGCTACCTGTACTTGCTGATGTAAAAGAAGGTAACCCAGAAACATTACTACTACCTACAAATGGATTACCGTTAACATCATTTGAATTATTATATATGTTAATAGCATTACCGTTTGCTTCTGTAAGTGTTAATTCACTACTAGTAAATGTAGCAGTTAAATTAGGAATACTTGCGGCATTAATATCAGTTGCCATGTCTTCTGGGATAGCAACTGCAATACCGTATGCACTTTGTCCTGCGGCATTAGTAGTAAAGTTTACTGTTGTATTACCACTACCGCCATTAAAAATAGCACTAAAGGTTGTATAACCGCCAACTAGTCCGTATGCTGTTCCACTAGCACTCGAAGTCACAGTTGTTGGTGCTGGTGACGTATTTGCTGTGATACTTGTACCACTAAGTCCGTTTATTTGACTTACAGTTTCTGATAATGTACTACTAAAGCCTGCTCCATTAAATGTGTGACTTACACCATTAAATTTAACTACTGTACCATCTGGTATTGTTGGGTTTATTGCTGTACCAATTGTGCTAGTTTCTACAGCATCAGCAATCTTTAAGAACATTATTTTACCTGTATCAGATGTAGTTAAATCTCCATCTGTATCTGCGTAAATAAAATCTCCTGCTGAACCAGGTATTGCTGGTACAAAGTCTATAATTCTATTGTTAGGCGAAACCATAAACGCATCCGGACCCGGTCCGCTTTCAACTACAACACCAAAACTCTTACTAACAAGAGCGGCATTAGCCTTAACAAATGAACCGGTATCACTAACAGCAATAACATCACCTACACTAAAACCATGTGCGGTTTTTTCTAGTAAGTAATTTAATTGTGGATTTAAGTATTGGAATCTACTGTTTACGTTTGCATAAAAGTCTGAACTAACAATACCACTTGGAAGTGGATCTAACATTGGGTGCCCACTTTCATTAAGTGTGAATACTACAGCACTACCAGTACCAAATATACCAGTACCTGTACTACTTTTAAATGTATTATAACGTGCTACGTCTTCAACAACACAAGTTACTGAACTAGCACTTTTATTTGAGACAGAAGTAATTTTTAGACATTGCCCTGTGGTTGCTCCTGCTATCCAGTCACCAACTGTTACATCAAGTCCGTTAAACTCTCTGTCTTTTCTAGTTAAGTGAGAACCATGTGCTTGAGATGTAACTGAAAACACAATAGTCCATTGATAAAATTTTGGTGATGATCCACCTGAGTACCATCTATCTGCTGAGCCATTTGCGTGTGCCCATTGCTTTTTACCTGTAATGCTACTTACACTTACACCTAAAACTTTATTTGGTACATTGAGTTCTATTTGACTAGTCTTATAAGACATAGTATTACTCCGCCATCACAAACGTTATCCAAGCATGGGTGCTTGTTCCAAACGATCTACTTGCTCCTGTAATACCTTCTGATACTTTTAAGTCTACATTAGCAACACTTGAGAAACTACCAAAAGCAGTTGGTGATCCACTACTTCCACCTCCGTCAACAGTTCTTGTAGTCCAATCACTACTGATAGCATTAAAGTTATATTTATTTTGTGAATAATTGTAACCATGAGCCATAATTGCTACTGGCGGATAATCAAATCCTGTAAATTGTACTTCTATTTCGCCACCTGCGGCACTTGTAACTGTTGTTGCGTTAATGCCTGCTGTAGCATCAGATATACTTGCTAATTCACCTGATGTGTTGTAGTTTAATTTTAATCTTTCATATGTGTTACCGCGTGTTACGGAACCACCGCCACCGCCGGCTCCAGGTTCACCTTTGTCACCTTTAGTACCTGCGGCACCATCTGATCCATCTGATCCTGCTGGACCTGTTGGACCGGCTACTGTACTGGCATCGCCCTTAGCACCTTTATCACCTGCAGGTCCTTGTGGACCTGTTGGACCTGTATTACCGTCACTACCTGCTGAACCCTGTGGTCCAGTATCACCTTTTTGTCCTTTATCACCTGTTGGTCCAGTTGGGCCACCTAATTCACCTTTGTCACCCTTACTACCTGTTGGTCCTACTGGTCCTACGTTACCCTGCGGCCCTGTTGGCCCTGTAGCACCTGCTGAACCCTGTGGTCCAACTTCACCCTTAGTACCCTGTCCACCTTGTGGTCCAGTAGCACCTTGAGGTCCTAATTCTCCTTTTTGTCCTTTTGCACCATCATTACCAGCATCACCCTGTGGGCCTTGTGGTCCTGTGGCACCTTTGTCTCCAGTGGCTCCTTGTGGTCCTGTTGGTCCTGCTACTGTACTATCAGCACCAGTATCTCCTTTGTCTCCTTGTGGTCCTGCTGGTCCAGTTGCACCAGTTGGTCCTGTTGCTCCTGCTGGTCCTTGTGGTCCTGCTACTGTACTATCAGCACCAGTATCTCCTTTGTCTCCTTGTGGTCCTGCTGGTCCTTGTGGTCCTGCTACTGTACTATCAGCACCAGTATCTCCTTTCTGTCCTTTATCTCCAGTAGCACCTGCTGGGCCTTGTGGTCCTGTTGGTCCAGTTGCGCCTTGTGGCCCAGTTGTTCCAACTTCGCCTTTTGCTCCGTCATTACCTGCAACACCTTGTGGTCCTATATCGCCTTTTGCTCCAGTAGGTCCTGTTGATCCTTGTGGTCCTGTTGGTCCTGTAGCACCAGCATCGCCTTGATCACCTTTATCTCCAGTATTTCCAGCAACACCTTGTGCTCCTTGGTCTCCTTTTGATCCTTTGTCTCCATTGGCACCTGCTGGACCGGTGTTACCTATAGTACCTTGCGGTCCAGTGGCTCCTGTTGCGCCTGCATCTCCTACTTCGCCTTTTTGACCTTTTGCTCCGTCACTACCTGCAGGTCCAGTTGCTCCAGTTTCACCCTTAACTCCTGCACCACCGCCCCCAGTAGCATCGATTGTAATTGTTTGTGCATTGCTATCTGCTGATATTGTTGCATTAGCACCTGCAATAAATGTTAATTGGTCTGCGGCTACATTTGCTACAACACTATTACCACCTTGTACACTTACAGTTTTAAATGCTTCGCTGACACTACCGCCACCACCACCTGCACCTGTGTTAGAAATTGTAATTGTATCATTGTTAGCATCAGATGTTATAGAAATACCACTACCTGCCGTAATGTTTAATGTATCATTATTGTTTTCTGCTATTATTGTATTTTGACCTGCTACTGCAATATTTTTAAATACACCGTCTTGTACACTAACTTGATTGATTGTTAATGTATCACCAGATAATGAAGTAGAAATATTTGTTCCACCGACAATATTAAATGTATCGTCTTTGGCACTGGCATCTGTTGAACCAGTGTCACCTACAAAAGTTTTATAAAATCTTAATGCAGATATATTAGAACTAACTGCTGTATTAACTTCTGCTTTAGTATACTTGTCAATGCTACTGTCGTTAAGTGTAGCATCTATTGTAATTGTATCTGTTCCTGGGTTAGCAGTAAAACTAACATTGCTACCGCTAACTAAATTAAGTGTATCATTATTATTGTCTGCAATAATAAGTGTGCCATCTGCACTAACGTTTTTAAATACGCCTGTGACAGCATCTGTTTTTGAAATCTGTATAGTATTGTTCGCAGTATATTGATTTATACCAATGCCTGTTCCACCCTCAAATCTAATTGCGTGGGTGGCACTTGCGGCACTGATTGTGTTTGCTGAACCCACACTAGTAACTGTGCTTATAGCATTTTGTAATTGTGCTGATGCAATATTGGCATCAACTTCTGCTTTGCTGTAAACACCTAAATTTGTTCTTGCTGTTGCGGCATTTGGTAAGTCACTTAAATTATTTGTTTTAATAACTGCATTTGCTAATGTTGCCGCTGTTACAGTTATTCCGCCATCAACTAAATTAACGGCCGAGTCTGCTGTACCTCTAAATCTATTAGCATAAATGTTAAGATATTTGTAATTGCTGTTACCAATGTCATATGACATTGTGATATCTGGCATACTAGTAGCATTTTTAGGTATATAATTTGCTAAGTTGGCACTAAGTTGACTTGGACTTATACCACCTGTATTTAGAGTAGTCCAACTAACTGCACCTGAACCATTGGTTACAAGTACTTGCCCGTTTGTACCATCTGAAGTTGGTAATGTAAATACATTTGCAACTGTTAAACTTCTATTTTGGTTTATCTTTAATGCAGGTGTTGTGCTACTTGCACTACCTACATAAAATACAGTACTGTTTGCACTTCTAACTTCAATATGACCATCACTGCTTTTTGTTTGTAATAATAAACTATGTTGTGAACTGAGTTCTACATCTGCGGCATCGTTTGAACTAATAACAAATCTTGTTTTAGCATCAAACCCTGCACTTTGGCTGTTAGTAGGATAGTTTGCGTTATTAAATACACCTGCGTATGCTGTGATATTAGCATTATCACCAAAGTTTCTACCTGAGAAGATATTTGTATTGCCATTCACATTGTGAATGCTTAATGGTGTTGGTAGTGTATATGCTGTTGAAGAAACAGTAATAACGTTTGCAGATTCAGTTACAGTAGTTGCACCGGAACCTTGAATCTTTTTAAAGTTTAATTGCGAACCGTCTTTTGCTGAGAATAAGCCTATTCCAGAAGCACCTACATTGCTACCACCTGTAACGGCGGCGTTTGCATCTGCAGAAACACTATCTTGTGCTACAAAAATTCCTTGCGTAGAATCGTAAACTAGGATCTGATTATCGGTGATCCCGTCTATATTAAAAGTTAAATTATCTCCTGTTACATTTGGCATAGTATTCCTATTCTAATTGCAATTATAATGTATTTATCAACAAAGTTGATTTAATTGCTTAATAAAATTTGTGAGATACTACCGTATGATAAGTCGTATGTACTGCCATCGCCGACTCCTGCTCTATCAAGAACGGCTCTTAGGTATACATAATTACCTTTAAATGTGTGAATTTCTGTGCCTGTGGTTGCAGATGCTTTTTCTATAAGTTTAATATCGCCCCAATCGGCTGATTCTGGCGTTAAAGATAGTGTGCCTTGTAGTTTAATCTTGCCCACAAAAGCATTTAACTTTACACTAACGGAATGAATACCGTCCGTATAACCGAAATAACTATCTGCTTTGATTTTTTCGCCAGTTAAACTCATATTATCACTTGAGTTTCCTAGCATTTCTAATGTTCTTCTCATAAGTAGCCTCAATTGTATTTATCTCAATAAGGCACTTATGAGAATGTTGTTAAACTTGTTCGAGTCGAGTCATCAGCCTTTCAGCACGGTTAGTCACTTGTTTGTACCATCTTGAATCTCTACCTTCTATTGCGGCAGTTTTCCAGTCTTCCTTGATGATTGCGGCATGCATTTTCTTAAACTTGCTTAGTCTAGTTCTACCCATGTTGAACATCATATTAACCAAGATTTGCTGGACTTCGTCTGGTAAGTCTCCAAATACCCCTTCTTCGTATAATAACTCACATTCAGATATTGCTGTGTCAAGGTCTTTTTCAAAACATTCTTTAACACGTTCTTCTGATACGGGTGTTCCAACTTCTGCTCCATTCTCTGGATCGGTGTCGAGGACCAAATGGCCCACTCCAAAAGTTGGGTATCCCAAGTGGTCGAGGTAGACTTCATTGACTACTCCTTCGTCTATTTTAAGTTGCTCAAAAACTGCTTCTCTATCTAATTTTGTGTCTCTTCCAAATAATCCCATTTATAATTCCTCTAGTGTTACAACTTTATATATCTGCTCTGTTTTACCAAGTGATAGTTGTAGTTTGGCAACATCTTTTTTGTTGCTCATGTAAATTGTAGTTTTCCATCTATCTTTAGTAGTGGATATCCTAGCATCCATATTAAGATTTTGTACCTTATCGCAAAACTTATTCGACGGCATAATCTTATATGTCATGTATCTATATTTATTAAAAAATAGTTGACGCCTTAATAATTTAGTGTCAGAAATAACTACATTATATTCTTCTGGTGAACGTATACCTTCTACACTAATAATACTATCTTTAAAATTTTTAATAAACTTTTTGGCTACATTACTGTCTGCAAAATATGTAGTAAAATTTTTATTCCATGCAAATTTCATTGTGTCCCAACAATGCAAATTTTGAAATGCATAAATGTCGTTCATTATCATAGCATCGTGTATTAGCCAATTGCCTTTAATAACTACTTTGATATGATACTTGTTCCACCAAAGTTTAAAAGACGGCTGTATATCTATGCCTGCAATACGTTTTCCTAAATTCATTTGACAGTGAATTCAAACTGCTCAATATAATCTACAAGTACTGTGCCTTCTTCAATTTTATCAAACAGTATTTTTTTACTAATAGGTTTCTTAACAACATCTTCGAATAGTCTTTTCAAAGGCCTTGCACCCATGCTAGGTTCAAATCCGTTGTCTGCAATATACTTCTTAGCCGCTTTGGTTAGTTCTATACTAATTTTGCTGTCATTACTAGCAAGTAATTCGTTTGTTTCTTTAACAATCTTATCAATAATAAGATTGACTTCTTTCATGCCAAGTTTATTAAACTTAACATAAGAGTCTATTCTATTTCTAAACTCTGGTGTGAAGAAACTTTTAACTGCTTTAATATCTGTGTCTGTGTGTGATGTTTCACCAAATCCAATCTTGCTTGTTTCTGCCTTTGCGGCACCTAAGTTACTGGTCATTATAAGTGTAACATTACTGAAGTCTACAGTTTTACCTGTTGCACCTGTAAGCCTGCCATCATCCATTACTTGTAACAATACTTGTAATACTTCTGGTGCGGCTTTCTCTACTTCATCTAGTAGCAATACACAATTAGGATTCTTATCTATTTCAGATAGCAACATGCCTTGTCCTAGTTCGCCTTCTGCGTGTCCAACGTAACCTGGAGGAGCACCAATAAGTTTGCTGACACTATGTCTTTCCATATACTCTGACATGTCAAACTTAACTAGTTTAATATCTAATTCGTCTGCTAATGCTCTTGCTGTTTCTGTTTTACCTACACCTGTTGGTCCTACAAATAGGAATGTACCAATTGGTTTATTAGGCTCTCTAAGTCCTGCTTTACTAACAAGAATACTTTCTACAAGTTTATCTACTGCTTCGTCTTGCCCAAATACTTTCTTTTTAATCTTTTTATCTAGATTCCTAAATCCTTTTGTGTCTTTGATGTCAACAACTTCTTCTTTGATCTTTGCAAGTTTAGATACTTGTAATACAACACCGTCTAGTTTGACAACTTTTTTTCCTAATACTTTAGCAACTGCCCCAGCGGCATCCACAATATCTAATGCCTTGTCAGGAAAGTATTTGTTTTTAACATATCTATCTGCTAGTTCACATGCTTTTTCAATAGTGCCTTCCTCATACTTAACTTTGTGGAACTCTTCATAATGTGATTGTAACCCTTTACATATTGCAATGGTATCTTTGAGTGTGGTTTCTTCTACATCAAGTCTAGCAAATCTACGCATTAATGCTCTATCTTTCTCAAATGTACTAGCAAATTCATCTGGTGTTGTTGCACCAATACATAATAGTTTACCTTTGCCCAGCATTGGCTTTAACATGTTTGCCGCATCTACTTGACTGCTACCAGCACTACCGGCACCCATAATCATATGTATTTCATCAATGAAAAGAATTGCATTTTCATTTTTTGATATTTGATCAAGTACGCCTTTGAGTCTTTCTTCAAAGTCTCCTCTAAACTTTGTACCTGCTAACATTGTGCCTACATCAATTTGAAATACAGTTTTATCTTCTAATGTTTTAGGTACTTGTTTATTAATAATTTTCCAAGCCATACCTTCTGCTATTGCAGTTTTACCTACGCCTGGCTCACCTACTAAACACACATTATTCTTTTTACGTCTAGCAAGTATTTCTACAACATCAGTTACTTCTTCTTGTCTACCAATGAGCGGATCTATGCCACCATTGAGTGCTTCTTCATTTAAGTTTTTAATGTAATCGTGTTCTTCTTCAACTAGTTCACCGTCAGTTACTTCTCCCAATACGTCTAGTAAATTTTCTCTATGACATCCATTGACACTGAGAAAATATGCACCATGGGAATTTTCTTCATTTGTAATGCTAACTAACAGATCTATTGCAGATATTTTATCTCTACCATTAAAAATACTTTGTGCAAATGCTCTTTGAAATATTCTTTCTACAGCCATGGTTTTTCTAGGCTTACCAACAGCACCGCCATCAGATTTTAAATTATTATATTGTTCATCATTGAGGTATGTAACAAGGTCTGCTTCTAATTGTTTAATTTCAACATTACATTCTTTAAGTATTTTTTTAATCTCGTTGTCTTTAATTAGTGCAAGGACCAAATGCTCTACAGTCATATATTCATGATTAAACTGATTAGATATTTCGTATGCTTCTTCAATGATTCCGTCTATGTTCATAATAGTATTTAATTATTTCTCCTGCGTTCTTGTATAATTCTTTGTATAAGTCTTAAATGTTCATTATTAATATTATTTGGCGGCTCTACATTAATTTGTAATATAAAATTGCCAACAATACTGTTATTAGGATTTGTAAATCCTTCGCCTCTCAAACTAAGTCTGCTATTAGGCCTTGTTCCTGCAGGTACATTAACTGATAACATTCTGCCACTTATATGTCTTACCCTTATGGTTGTGCCTGTTACTGCTTCAAAGTAATCAACTTCTGCTATACCAATTAGATCATTACCATCTTTTGCAAACTCTCTATGTGGTTGATGTCTAACTCTAACAAATAGATCACCTGGAGGTAAATTAGGATCACGTTGCGGACCTTTGCCATGTATAGTAAATCTAGTACCGTCATTTACACCTGCTGGTATCTGTAAATCTATTATACCAGTACCAACATCTATTCGTTGAGTTGTACCAGTGTATACTTGCTCTAATGGTAACACTAAATCTGTTTGGGCATCCATGTTCTGTTGCCTACGTTGCTGTCTATGACCAAATATATCACCAAATATATCAGCAAATGGATTACTTTGTCCACCAAAAGGATTGCCACTACCAAACGGATTAGGATTATCATACTCTGCACGTTTTTGTGGATCACTGAGTGTT